TCGCGTTGGCGGTCAGCGAGACGCTGCCGACACTGGTGACGGTGCCCGTGGTCGTGAAGTCCACACCACCGATGCTCAGCTTGCAAGTCGTCGCCGCGCTGAAGACCGCTGTGGTCACCACCGTGACCGCCGTCACTTGTGCGCCCGCAGGCAGGACGAAGGCCGTGCCCGTCAGGGTGCCGAACACCACGTCGGCGGATTGGGCGACCACCGTGGCCCCCATGTTGCGGATCGTGCCCGCCGTGGTGCCCGTCGTGTTCTTGACAGTGCCCAGCAGCCAAGGGCCGAGATGTGAAGCGAATCCCATAATGGTTCCTCTTTGCCTGCACCGTCTTGAGGAGACAGTCCGCCGAGTCGGTCGGTGCAGGAGGTTGATTTCTCGGGCAAGCCCGAGCCTAGCACAGTCTCGGACAAAAGAAAAGGCCCCCGAAGGGGCCTTGGATCACGCCGGAGCCGCTCAGCTTGCGCCGGGGGAGCCGTACACGCCCAGACTGTCGCTGACCCCGAAGCTGTAGCGCTCGCGGGCCTTGTACCGGCTGTTGCCGGTGTCGAAGTCGGCATCCATCGACGTCGCCAGCGCCACACGCACGAAGTGCTTCAGACCGTTGGGCACGTCGGTCTTGAGGAACCAAGCGTTGTTGTCGGTCAAGAAGTGGTTGACGGTGTACCCTTCCGGGATCGAACCGTTGTTCTTCAGCGCGTTGATGTCGTTGTCGGTGGTGCCGACGCGGAGGTTGGTCTCCAGCAGGCGCGTTGCGACGAACATCAAGGCCGGAGGCACGATCAGCTTGCGCGGCTTGGCGGCGATCAGGAGGCCCTTCTCGTCCGTCCACGCAGCGATCTGGATCACTGCGTTCTCCAGCGAGGTCTCGTTCAGGTCAGCCGCCGTCGCGGGACGGTTGCTGTTGGTACCACCGGAGACCAGCGGGTGTGCGGTCGAGAACAGCGACTGCCCGTCACCGTAGGTGACCGAGCTGTTGAAGCCGTTGTTCAGGATCGCCGCCGCCTTGACCTGCTTGGTGTAGGACATCGCCCGAGCCAGCGCCTTGGTGTACCGCGCCGACAGACTGTCGTACAGGTTGTCTTCCATCGCCTCTTCGGTGATGGAGAAGCCCATAGCGATGGTCTCGTGGTTGTAACGAGCGGTCCAGGCTTCCTGCGCGTTGTCGTACGCGATGGCCTGACCTTCGTTCTTCACCGGAGCGGCAGAGAAACCAGCGAGCTTGGTCTCCTCTTCGAACGAGCGGTCGGAGGTCTCCGTTTCGTAGATCTCCTTGTGCTCTTCGCCGTAGCGCTTGTACTCCAGACCGAACAAAGCGTTCAGGCCGGGCAGCAGTTCCTTGAGAAGTTGTGCGCGAGAAATTGCCATGATTCAGACTCCTCAGATCGCCACGGCGACTTGGTAGGCGTGGTAGCCGAAGTTCCACTTCAGCAGCACTTCGGGGTAGCCGACGAAAGTCAGCGTCACGGTGCCCGATGCGGTGGCGTTGGCCGACAGGGTGACCGACGTACCGGAGACAGCAGCCACCACCGTGCCCGCCGCGATGCCAGTGCCCGTCACGAGCATGCCCGTGCGAACGTCGGGGTTGGCCGCAGCCAGCGTGACCGCCGTGCTGGCGCTGGTCGTGGTGCCCGTCGACTGCGTGACCATTTTGGTGTCTTCCACCAACTGGACGATGCGGAACGGGGTCGTGGTCAGCAGGCGAGCGTTGCCCGAGCCGCCCATCACGCCGACGTTCGAGTTGCCCGCCGTGTTGGCGTTCACACCCGTGTTGGCGGTGTTGGTGGCCATCGAGGACACGTTCGTGCCCAGCGACAGAGCGCTGACCGCACCGGGGGTGATGGTCGAGCCGGTGTTGTAGCTGATCACCGCCGCCTTCATGATGACGTCGGGGTCATCACAGATGTAGGCCACAGCGTCCGGGGCGGTTGTGCCGTTGGCCCAGTACTGGGAGCGCAGCTTGCCGTAGATCGGACCGCCCGCCTGGGTGTACTCGCAGCCCAGGAAGATGCCGAGCGTGCCGCCCGTCTCCGCCGCAGCCGTGTTGTACGCCAGACCAGAGGTGATCAGCGTGCCGGTGTTGGTGAACTTCACCGGGTCACCGAAGAAGAGACCGCCGCCAGACACACCCGTGGTGTAGCCGGAGGCAATCGGGATCATCCGCGTCGAACCTGCGAAGACTTGTCCGCCGATCAGGTTCTGCGGAATCAGGCCGTAAGGCCGATCAACAGAGGGGTAAGACATTCAAAACTCCTAGTTTGCTGCACCGCGTCCGAACTTCACCTCCGAGCGCCGTTCGTTGAACAGCGGCATGCGGGCGTCGCTCTCGCGCATCAACGAATTGTCAACAGAGTGCATCTGCCCGTCAGTCATGTTTTGAAAGTGGGCGTTGCGCTGCTGAACAAACTCTTTGGGGGTTTTGCAAAGCATCAACCCACCGATCTCGACGCAGTCAGGAAAACGAGGGTTGTCGTTGTTCCCGGCCATCATGAGTTCGGGGTGGGCGGCTGCTTTGACAGGCTCCCAGCCTTCGCGCATCTTGGAGGAAATGTTCTTCGGGTCACTGGTACCCAAAGTGCTCAGGCGAATCCACCGGTACTCGTACCCCTCTTCAGGGATCGGGCTCGGAAGAAGATCGGGTTGAACCCATTGGCGAGGACGCTCGGTTCGCGCACGAGTGTCCAGATCACGGGGGGTACGATCAGCCATTTTGCTTCCTCATTTCCTCTGCTGCCGCGCGGGCATACTGCTCCGGCGTCAAGCCGAGCCGCTTTGCAAGGGTCAACGCCGACTGCGTCAGCACGATCTTCTTGGGCGCTGTGCTGCGCGTGGCCGGTGCCACCACGGACGCTTTCGCTGGCTTCTTCACCGAGGAAAACGCGCTCGGGAAGTTGTCGCGCAGCTCTGAGTCGATCCGTTGGAAGTACGCATCGTCCCGAGGGTCAACGCCTTCTTCCACAAGCTCCTCATGCAGCGCCATCGCAAAGTTCGTCAGCCGCTTGTTTTTGCCAAACCAAGGATTGGCTTGCATCCACGCATTGGTTTTGGGATCGAGCTGCTGCGGCGCTTGCGCCGGGGACTGCTGCGCGGTTTGTACCTCATTCTGCTCCTGTTGTAAAGGGGCAGGTTTGAAATTACTGACACGCTCCAAGCGCATCTTCGCCGCAGTCATCGCCTCTTGCGCATCGATGATGGCGTCGGTGTCGAACGCCTCGTGCGCCTCTTTCAGCTTGCGCTTGGCCTCGTCCAAGTCGGTCTGCGCAACCTTCTTGGCCTGCTCGACGAGCACTTGCTGACCCTGGCCCACCGTGCCTTGGAGCTTCTTGTTCTCGTTGAGCAGCGAGTTGACCAGTCGCGCAGCCTCATCGCGCTCGCGCTGCGCCGCTTCCTTGGCCCTGCGCTCCTCGTGATAGCCCTTGGAGAGGTGCTGAATGCGCTTGCGCACACTGTCGCCGTACTGCTCCAGTTCTTCGTCCGTGACCTCCGGCGGGGGGTCCTTCATGGGCGTGCGGCCCCGATCCTCCGGCGGCGTATCGTCAACAACCTCGATCTCGGTGTCGCTTTCGACCTCGTAGTCGACCTTGGTGTCAGCCTTGTCGTTGCCCTGCTCGTCAGGGAATTTGAAATCAGCCATGTGTCCGCTCCTTATGCACGCTTGATGCCGCGCGGGTCTTGAACCACCGCTTCGACGGAGTCATCATTGATGATCCGCCACTCGGTTCCGTGGATCTTCAGTCGAGTGCCCGAGTTCGGGCGCACGAGCACGAAGTCTCCGACCTTGCACGACGGCCCGGAAGGGAACCGCAGGGGGTCTTTGTAGCAGTCCGGGCCCATTTTGGCCACGAACAGCACGGGGGACAGCACTTCTTCGTACTGCATCGTCTGTCCGGCCTTGGCCAGACCGCTCTCGTACTCCTGTTCTGCCTTCGGCACCATGCACAGAATGTGGTAGGTCGCCGGATCAGGCACTTGACGTGCTTTTTCGGCGTCAGTTTGAGGCAAAACAGACGTACTTCCCTCTGCATCCGCAAGGAGCAGTTCACTCATCGCCATTCTCCAATTTACGCACAAGGTCGTTGATTACCATCTCGGCAAAGGAAAGACCTCGGATTTCCCCTGCGAGTCCTTTGTATGCGGGAAAGTCGTCTGCTTTACCCCCGCACAGCGCCGCCTCAAGCGACTGGCGCTTCCACACGATCTCTTTGAGCGCCGCCTCGAACACGTTCATTTGGCCGGTCCTTTAGGCTGCGGGCGCGGCTTCATCATGCTCTTGGCCATGTCGGCCTGGATGCGTTTGTCGCCTTGCCGCTCCTGGGACTGGAGCCGTGCACCCTCCTTGCGCGCGTCCAGCGCGAGTCGCTGGCCCTCAAGCTGCAACTTCTGCTGCGAGATGGCGAAGTCGCGCTGGCTGTCGGCCTCCTTGCGCTGCAACTCCTGCGCCTTGAGCTGAAGCTCCTGCATCTGCATCTGGACCGTCGGGTCCATCGCCTGCTGTTGGGCCTGCATCTGGGCGGCGGCAGCTTGGTTCTGGAGCATCGTGCGCTGCGCGGCAGCGGCGATGAGCGGGGCCAGGGCCTTCTCATCCGCCGGGGCGATGGGCGCCTGTGAGTCCTCGTCCAGCGCGGGCAGCGGCACGCCCAGCGCCTGCTCGACCTGCGCGCGGTACGCGAACGCGGCGTGCTCCGCAATGTGCGCCATGAGCGCGGCCATCATCTGCTGCGCCATCGGGTTCTGCCCCAGCGTGGCTGCGATCTTCGGGTCCTGCATGAACGACTGGTGCACCATGATGTGCGCCTCGTGGTCTTGGTACACGAACGCCTTGACGGGCGTGCCCATGAGCACATGCATGTTCTCGGTGACCGGGTCCTGTGGCTTCTGGTCCTCGGGCAGCGCGACCAGCTTGTCGGCGTTCTTGATCCCGATGACCTCCAGCATCCCTCGGTGGAGCTGCGGCATGTTGTAGATCTGCGGCGCGGTGCTGGCAAGCTGCAACACAGCTTGGTACTGCGCGATCCGCTGCGCCATCGTGGCCGCGTTGGGGTCGCTGACCGGGATGATCTCGACGATGTCGTAGTCGCTCTGCTTGGCCCTGCGCGGGGCGCCTTCGGGCTCGTAGCTGTACTCCGGTGGGGTGTCGTCCCGGATGAGCTTCTTCAGCAGCTTGAACTCCATCCGCAAGCTGGCGTGGACCCGAGCCTGCACGGCGCTCATCGTCTTGAGCTGGCGCTCCAGCAGCGCCAGCGTGGTGCCCACCGGCGCCTCGGAGGACATGTCGGAGATCTTCAAGTCCCCGATGGCCGCAAGCCTGCGCCCCTCGTCCGTGATGCGCTCCAGCAGACCTGCGAGCACCTGCGACGGCTCCTTGTAGGGCAGCGGCATGATGTTGTCGCGCACCACGCCGGAGGGCACGTCGACGTCCCTGAACTCGCCTGGGGCGATGGGGGTGTCGTCACCTTTGATCCGCAGCCCCCGGGACTTCAACCCCCCGGGCAGGTTGCTCAGCGTGCCTGCATCGACCAGTTGCCGGATGATGGACGTGCCGCCGCGCGCGTAGCCGCCGATGATGTGGAAGAAGCCCAGCCCGTATGCCCCGAAGCCCGGGATGTACGTGTACTGCACGAAGTGCTGCTGCTTCTGGTGGCTGTCGTCGGCCTCGTCCCAGTTGCGCCTGACGGCCAACACCTGCTGCGTGCCCCTCTCCAGCGTGACCACGTAGGGCAGCGCTACGCCGTTCTCGTCCTCATGCCCGGGCATGTCGTAGTCGACGTGGATCTCCAGCAACTGGTACCGGTTGTCCTCGTTGAGCGCGTACCCCTCTTCCTCGGCTTTCTTCTTCTCGATGTCGGTGACGATGTGCTCAGGCTCGCCCAGCTCCACGTCGCGGTAGAACCCCGCCACTTGCAGCTTCTTGACCTCGTTCTTGGTCTTGCGCATGAGGTGCGTCACGCGCTCGGCGGTGTACACGTTGGCCGCGCCGTAGGGGATGATGAGGTCTTCTGCGGGGATGTACGGCGCTTCGGGGTTCTTCTGCCCGGGCACCTTGTAGAGCTTCTTGAACGCCGCACCCACGAGCCCCAGGGAGAACAACATCCGCTCGTGCTCCGGGCGGTACGACACCATCTCCTCGGTCAGGCGGTAGTTCATGTCCTCACGGACGCGCTCCGCAGCCTCCTCCTTCAGGCGGTTGGTCGCCCCGACGATCTGCGTCTTCACCGGACCTTGCGCGGGGAACGTCTCGGTGATCATCTCGGACTGGAACCGTATGGCCGCCTCGGCCAGCAGCGGGCTGTACACCCCGCACGCGCCGCTCCAGGGCTCGGTGCGCTCCTCGTACCGCAGCCCCAGCACCTCGAGCCCGTCGATGTAGGCTTGCGCCCAGTCCTTGCGGCTGTTGATGTCGGCGTCCACCATCTCCAGCAGGTCACTCGCCAAGGCCTGTAGGGCGTCCTCAGGCATCGTTTCGGCGAGGTTGGCACCGAACTCCTCCGGACCCGCTGCGTCGGGCTCCAGCGTGATCTCCAGGCCGTCCACGCCGACCGTGACGCTGTCCGGGTTCTCGATCTCGATCTCCAACACACCTGGGTCGTCCGCGCTGGGCTCGGGCAGCAGCGAGAAGGGGGAGGGCGTCAGGGCCCGGTCGATGTTCGTTGCCATGATGGGTCCTTAAATCAGTTTCACGTTACCGCCGCCGTTGAAACCCAA